GTGATCAGGACTACACTGGCAGTACTGCTGAACGCATTATGGCCAATGATCAACCAATGCTGATGAAAACAGAAGAAAGAATTATCAGATATCAAAAAAGACATATTCCAAATCCCTTGCATGAGTATAACAATTTTTCACCAGTAATCACATTGATAGCACTTACCAAAGAGGAAGTAAATTTTCCTTTTGTGTTAAAAAATACAGGTGATGGACAATATGGCAAATATGTGATTGCTCAGACATCTGGTAAAACAGGCAATCCTGCCAATGTTTCAACCTACATAGATAAGTCTGTAGATACAAATTTAGAATTTTTAATTGATAATCTTGAAATAGATTCTGTAGTGGCTCCTACAAAAAGAAACAAACACACACAATCCACAAACATCAGATTTCAAGTAACAGAACCATACAGTGTGGGACTATTCATTTCTACTATGAAAATTCAAGCCGCTAGAGCAAGTAAACAAAATTCCAGTGAAGCAGAAATTACAGCATTCAACCATACCAAGGCTCCTTATGCCTTGCTTATAGATTACGTAGGTACTAAACCAGATAAGAGATATGATACTGACACTGGTCAATATGTACGTATCAACCAACAAGGTCAGGAAGCAATCAGACACATAATACCTATACATTTTCAATCGGTTCAATTTACTGCTAATCAAGGTGGAGCGATATATGATTGTATTGCTAGGCCTCATGTTGAATACGGTTTAGACGACATCAATAACACAATCCCAGAAGATATAACAATTAAAGGACATTATGTTCATCAAATATTACAAAGTGGACCAGACTCATTGATGCATTTTTTAAATCAAAAAGGTGATTATGATGAAAAAGCAAAAAACTATGATAAAGTTTCCAAACAACCCGACGGAGAAGAATTTGTTATAGTGTTTCCACCAGACGATTTTCAAAATGGGGATATGGAGGCAGATGATAGAAATAAGACTCTAGTTGATATAAGTGAAGGTTATGCAGACGATGTTGCGGAAGATTATGGAGACGAAAGGCAATATAGAAAAAATAAACAAGTTTTAGGAACATATGATCCTGGAAAAATTGTTACCCAGTTACTCCAAGGCAAATATGACCAACAGGATTTTTTTATAAAAGCCACAGACAACTCAAAAAGTTTAAATTATGGTGGAGGAATTTCTGTCACTCAGAGCAATAGTGGTGGGACGTTTGTGGGAAACGATATCGGCAAAGCCAGAATGATTTGGGACAAAAATGTTCACAAAGAAAACACAAAAAATTTTCCTGATTTTGAAGAAAATTATTCATTTTGGTCAGGCACATACAAAAGAGATGGTATCAAGATAGATTTTAGAGACAAACAGTTATCGTTTCCAAAAGGAACTAGGGTAACCGACATCATTGAAATTGTGTTAATTTTGTCCGAATATGGCAAAAAATTTGGCGACACTATGACTAAAGATAATGATGAAACCGGATACACACAATGGTTTAGAATAATTCCACAATGTTTTGAATTGAAAAATTCATATGTAGAGGCAAGAACAAAGAGCAGTTACAAAGTTATTGTGTGCAACATTGTGAAGTACGGTATAATGACGTCTATACTAGCAGATGATGATAAAAAAATACCTAATCTAACTTTAATTAATAACGCCATTGTGAAAAGATACGATTATTTGTATTCTGGAATGAATCATGACATATTGGATTTTGATCTACAATACAATTTTGCTTTTTACAACTCCCAAACAAGAGATCCTAACAACACAAAAAGTGCCAAGCCTGGCAAAAAAGGTGAAGATGAATATCAAGTTGTTCAAACCACGAAATACGAAACTGCAGACGGCAAATCTGTTTATTCTTCCCATGGTAGAAATGTTGCAACGAACTCAGATATAAACAGTCAGGCAACCATTGGAGAATCTGCGTCAACATCATTTGCCAGAGATTTTAATCAAAAACTTATAAATTCTTCTACAGATTTATTTGACATAAACTTAACAATACATGGAGACCCTTTCTTTGTACCAAACAGTGGTAATAACAATTACATCAATCTTAAAACTGAAGAAGACCTCAAGTCAGAAGGTACAAGTTATATGGTCAATTCAGATAAAGAGATACAGGTGCTGAAACAACAATTTTTAATAGAAATTACATTCATATCACCCATAGACATTAATAAAAAAGAAGGAAGTTACATTTTGCCCACAGCCACACTAAAAGACAGAGAAGGAGCACAAAGAGTTGTGAACGAATTTGGTGGCATATTTAGAGTTATAGAAATTAAAAGCGAATTCAGGGGTGGCAGATTCACACAGGTTTTGAGATGTGTTAGATCAGGAAACATGACAGTTGGTGGCAAAGATGTCAAAGTGATCACAAAGACCTACAAAATAAAAGAACCACAAAAAAATAAAAACAATAATATTGATGAAAAAGATCCTAACAATGCTTTTGATGTAAATGGTTTAGGAGGCAGTGCATAAGGAATAAAATATGGGATATAGAAACACAAGAAAATCGTACAGCATAGATCCAGCAAAGAATCCTGGACCATATGAAGCCATTGTGAGAAATGTATTAGATCCAGGATACTCAGGATCCATACAGGTAGAAATTTTAAAAACTCTAGACAACGGAGTCAGCAGTCCCACAAAGCAAGTGGTCACTTGTCAATATCTACATCCATTCTATGGCACAACTAATATTGCAGATATAAATTCTAACCCAGACTTCCGGGACAGTCAACAAAGTTACGGTATGTGGTTTGTTCCACCTGATGTGGGAAATCGTGTGTTGGTTATGTTTGTTGAAGGCAATATTAATAAAGCATTCTGGATCGGCTGTGTGCCACAGGCACTAATGAATATGCAGATCCCTGGCTCATCGCCAGCAATCACAAACACAGACACAGAAGACCCTGACTTGATTGGAAAAAAATTACCTGTGGGAGAACAAAATAAAAGTAGACATCCAGATCATCCTGTAACAAAACCACTATCAGTGCCTAAGCCAATTCACACCCAAGCAAAAACAGTGCTAGAAACTCAAGGATTACTGCAAGATGAAACTAGAGGATTAACAACATCTAGTGCAAGACGTGAAGTGCCAAGTGCGGTGTTTGGTATAAACACTCCTGGACCTTTAGACAAAGCATACAGCAACAGACAACAGAGAAGTAAAAATGCAAGAACGGGTGGTACAAGTTTTGTAATGGATGATGGTGATGACAAATTTGTTAGAAAAACCAAAGCATCACAAGGAGCATATGAATATGTTAATATTGAATCAATGGATGAAGAAACATATGCTGGTGCAGAAAAAGATGTCAGTGTGCCGCACAATGAATTATTTAGAATTAGAACACGTACAGGTCATCAAATATTGTTGCACAATTCAGAAGACCTTGTGTACATTGCCAACGCAAATGGTACAGCATGGATTGAAATGACTGCAAATGGTAAGATAGATTTCTTTGCAGAAGACAGTGTGAGTGTTCACAGTAAAGGTGATTTTAATTTTAAAACAGACAGAGACTTCAATTTACAAGCAGGAAGAGATATTAATTTAAAAAGTGCCACAGTGAATCAAGAATCAACAACGCACAATGTTCTTGTGTCTGGTGCACAAACAGTAGAAGTTACAGGACAACAAACGATTACAACTGGCAACACAAATTATTATGCTAGTGGTAATATCAATCTAGATGTTGGTGGATTAGTGAACATAGCCAATGGCATTGCTGTCGCAACGCCGGTGTCGCCTTTAGCGACTTGGAGCCTTCCAGGCGAAGCAAATCCGACCATCATGAAACGTGTGCCACAACATGAACCTTGGAGCCATCATGAAAATTATGATCCAATGGCAGTGGCTTTAATTAAAACAGATAGAAGTGAACAGGAAGATATTGTAGTTGCACAACCAATCAATATTCCAGACACATTTAAAAACGTGAGGACATAATGCCAGAAACAAGTAGAGAAGGAGATTCATTATCCACAGGACATGGTTGCGTTGGTTCAACAGTGCTTGACACTCCTGGGCAATCTAAAGTTTATGTGCAAAATAAATTAGTGGCTAAAGTAGGTGATCCAACAGTTGCACATCCTAATCCACCCAATCCACCTTGTCCAGATCACGTGGCAAATGTTAATGCTGGCAGTTCAAAGGTAATTATTGTGAACTCACCTGTTGCTAGGATTGGCGATAGTGCTGATGCTGGAGCAATGACATCAGGATCAGGGAAAGTTATAATAGGGGGTTAAAAATAAAGTAAATATTGTTATGGCAGAGAAAAAATTATATAAAGAGACAGTGGTAGCAGGCAAAGAGTTCAATACACAGTCACCAGGTCAAAAAATGTACAGAGGTATAAGCACTGTGAACGAATCAAATTCTTCGTTTGCTTTGTATGATATAGGACTAATCAAGCAAGACTTGTTAAATCATTTCCATATTAGACAGGGTGAAAAATTAGAAAATCCTGAATTTGGCACAATTATATGGGATATCTTGTATGACCCTCTTACAGATGAAGTAGAACAAGCATTGAAAAACAACATTGAAGAAATTATTGATGCAGATCCTAGAATTAGGGCAACTGCTATTGTTATTACTCCATTTGAATCAGGTATTCAAATAGAAGTTGAACTTGAATATATCAAATACAACATTTCTGAACGACTTAAATTAACTTTTGACCAAAACAACGGATTACTGAATTAAATGCGTAGTTTACGTCATACAATAAATACTGATATTACAAAAGGACATCATGGCATCTACAGATAGACAAAACAGATTATTGTTAGCAGAAGATTGGACTAGGATCTACCAATCTTACAAAAATGCAGAATTCAAAAGTTACGATTTTGATACTATTCGTAGAACAATGATCCAATACATTAGATCAAACTATCCTGAAGATTTTAATGATTACATTGAATCGTCAGAATATCTTGCACTTATAGATTTAATTGCATTCTTAGGACAAAATGTTTCATTTAGAATTGACCTTAATGCAAGAGAAAATTTTATTGATTTAGCAAATAGACGTGACAGTGTTCTGCGTCTTGCGAGATTAATTAGTTACAATGTAACACGAAATCAAGCAGGAAACGGCTTACTAAAAGTCACAAGTATTGCCACAACAGAAAATATAATTGACAGCAACAATTTAAATCTTGCAAATCAAACAGTGTCTTGGAATGATTCAGGAAATGCAAACTGGTATGAACAGTTTATCAAAGTGCTGAATGCTGGATTAGGAGAAAATGAAAAATTTGGAAAACCAATTAAATCCAACACTATTGATTC